ACAAGACAATTTAGACAAAATAGAACACAGGGCAGAGTTACAGCATCTAACGCAGCAGCATTTGCAGAAAATCTTAGAGAGCTTTCAGCAGTTACTGGAAAAAGTAGAGAAGAAATAATGAAGTCTATGAAAGCACAACAAGGTGATGTGCGAATAGGTGCTGTCATGGCAAATATGACAGCAGATGCAGCAGAAAAATTTAGTGCTAATATTGGTGCTGTAAGTGCAACATCTCAAGGACTTGCTAATGCACTAATTGATTATGAAGATGGTATTCCTACTGACGAAACAACAAAACGATTGATGGCATTTAGTGAAACTTTTAGAACACAAGGTCAAAACATTGAAAATATGGACCCTACACAACTAGAAGCGTTTATGATACAAGTAAACAAAGAACTTGCAGCAAAGGCAGAAAGTTTTGGCGGCGGCTTAGAAAATGCAATGAGCAAAGTTCCTGGTTTGGCAGATGCACTTCAAGTAATTACTGACACTAATACGTTAGCTAACGAATCAGCAGAACAGAAACTTGCCCGCGAAAAAAGAGAAGAAGAACAACGTAAAAAACAGAAAGGATTAATGGATTTTGAAGAAACTATCAATCAAGCTAGAAGTGCACTACAATTAGCCTTTATAGATTCGGGTATTTTTAAGCTTACTGAGGATGGTGTTAGTGAGTTTGCAACAGCTATTAAAGAGTTTACCGAGAGTCCTGAATTTAAAGATTCACTAAAAGCATTAACTGGTATTATTAAAGACATGATAGAAAGATTCAAAACATTTATTACAGATATTGGTAAATTCAATCTTAAAACAGCATTTCTCGGCGGTAAAAAAGGCGATGTTATAGGAAAAAATGAAGACGGCACAGACAAAGTGTTAGATGCAGACGTTGAAGGGCTTCTTGGCGACATGTTCTCAGGAGCGTCGGATATGACAGCAGGAATAGGCGGTTATATTGCTGATGGAGTTAAAAGTGTAATTGCCGGATTATTTTCTGGCTTTGATATAACATGGGACGATGTTTTTGTAGGCGGACTTGCTGTGGTTGCAACTGCAATTGCTGCTCCAATCGTTGGCCTCCCAGTATTAATTGTTGCAGCAATAACCGCAGTGATAGGCAAAGATAAGCTAATAGAACTATTCAAAGGCACTTGGGAAGTAATTACAGGATTCTTTAGTTTCGGTACTGGTGAAGACTCTAAATCTTATAGTATAGGCAATCTAGCAAGCGGTGCTTGGGAAACTGTTAAGGGTTGGTTCACATTTGGCGAAGGTGAATCTACATTTAGTCTTGGCTCATTAGCATCGGATGCATGGAAAACTGTAACTGGATGGTTTGTACCAGACTCCGAAGGAAATTATAGTATAGCCGATATTGCTTCTAACGTATGGGAAACTGTTACAGGTTGGTTCACACTTGCTGATACAAAGTTTAGCATCTCAGAAGATTTAACAAAATTATGGACTACTGTAACAGGCTGGTTTGGCTTTGGAGAAGGTGAAGCAACATATGCAATCAGTACTTTAATAAACGAAGCATGGACTAAGATAACAGGATTTTTTGATTTTGGAAAAGAAGGATTTAGCTTTTCTGCACTAGCAACAAAAGCATGGGAAACAATAACAGGCTTCTTTACTTTTGGAGCTGACACTCTTACATATTCAATATCATCTCTTTTAACAACAGCATGGGAAACAGTAACAGGATTCTTTGGCTTTGAAGGAATTAAAATTCCATCTATCAGCAGCTTATTTCAAGGTATTATAGATACTGTTAAAGGATTCTTTGATTTTGATTTTGAAATGCCAAACTTTAAACAGTATCTACCAAAATGGTTAGGAGGCGAAGGTAAATCGTTACTAGGCGGTAGTGATACAGAGTTAGAAATACCAACAGCAGAAGCATCTCCAACCTTAGATGCTACTCCTGCTGTCGAAGGTGCTAATTCCTTAATGGATGCACAAAGTGCTATGGCAAGTTTTTCAAATATTGAAGGATTGCAAAGCAACTTAGATATTTTAAAATCAGGACTTGACACAGATGCAGTTAGAAGTTATACTGATAGTATGGAAAAATTAGTGGAAGTTCTTGGCGAGCTAAATGATGAACTTTCTAAAGATAATAAATTTGGTATAGGCACAGGTGAAAATGCCGGTTCTGTATTATCTAAAATGGATTCAATAGGCGGCGGCGGCAGCAGCGAAGAAGTAAATAACACACTACAATTAGTGTTAGCTGAATTAAGACTACAAACACCAAAACAAGCTGCCATTGTACGAAATACAAAAAACGGTAATTCTACAGACATTTCAAGAAGTATGCCGTCAGGCTAATGGAGAATAATACATAATGAGTTGGAAAAAATATTTTACACCAGTACCTACAGGAAATAATCCTAGCGGATCATATTCTCCATTTACAAATGCTAGTAGTGGCGGCAACATGGCAGGCCCTGCTCGTTCTAACTATAGTTCATATCTTCCAGATGTTTATGTTGGCAGTCCGAATCGTGTTGAAAGATACGGACAATACAATACAATGGATTTAGACAGTGAAGTTAATGCAGCACTAGATATTCTTGCAGAATTTTGCACACAAAAAAATAAAGCAAACAATACACCTTTTATTATTAATTTTAAATCAGAAGCAACTAATTCAGAAGTTACAATAATTCAACAATATCTGCAACAGTGGAATAAGCTACAACATTTTGAAACAAAGATTTTTAGAATACTACGCAATGTATTCAAAATGGGAGATCAATTCTTCCTACGTGATCCAGAAACTAAACGTTGGTTTCATGTAGATCCTGCAAATGTATCACGTATTATTGTAAACGAATCAGAAGGCAAAGTACCTGAGCAGTATGTAATTAAAAATATTAATTTTAATTTTAAAGACGGTATTGCTACAACACCATACCAAACAAACGGCAACATAACTGGCGGAGGCGGATCTCAGTATCAACCTACTGGCGGTGCACGTGGTATGGTAGGCCAACCCCAGTCTAGCATGAGCGGCAGTAGATTTACAACTGATGACGGGGAAGTTACAGTTGATGCAGAACATGTTGTGCATTTAAGTTTGAGTGAAGGTTTAGACAACAACTATCCATTTGGTAATTCATTATTAGAAACTATTTTTAAAGTATACAAGCAAAAAGAATTGCTTGAAGATGCGATCATTATATATCGTGTCCAACGTGCGCCAGAGCGCAGAGTATTCTACGTTGATGTGGGTAACATGCCATCACACCTTGCTATGCAATTTGTGGAACGTGTTAAAACGGAAATACATCAAAGACGTATCCCATCGTCGACAGGAGGTGGATCAAATGTCATAGACAGTAGTTACAATCCACTGTCAATCAATGAAGACTACTTTTTCCCTCAAACTGCTGAAGGGCGTGGCTCTAAAGTTGAAACACTACCAGGCGGTACTAACTTAGGAGAAATTGATGACCTTAGATATTTTACTAATAAGCTCGTACGCGGTTTACGAATCCCTAGTAGCTATTTGCCTACCGGCGCTGACGACTCAGCTTCACAGTATAATGATGGACGAGTCGGAACTGCATACATACAAGAATTAAGATTTAACACATACTGTGAACGTTTACAAAATCTAGTAGTTGAAGAATTTGATACAGAATTTAAACGCTACTTACTTGAAAAAGGTGTAAACATTGACACAGCAATGTTTGATCTTAAATTTCAACCACCACAAAACTTTGCAAGTTACAGACAAGCTGAAATTGATAATGCACGTATTCCAACATACACGCAAATGGCAGCAATACCGTATATTTCAAATAGATTTGCAATGAAACGTTACTTAGGATTGTCAGAAGAAGAGCTTGCAGAAAACGAACGCTTGTGGCGCGAAGAGAATGAAGAAAACTTAGAACCAACACCAGGTGATCCAAGTGCAGAAATGCGTGATGCAGGTATTAGTAGTGCTGGCATTGGAGCAGACTTAGGTGGTATAGAAGACGAAGCGCCAGAAGGTGCTGACGGAGTTGAAGGCGGAGAAGGATCTGCACCTGATACTGTTACTGGAGACGAACTAGGTGCACCAGCAGCAGGAACTGAGCAAACGATATAAATACAATATGATACTTAGAGAATTATTTTACCACGACCCTGAAACTGTTGCTCCCGTAGAAGACAAACGCTACGAGGAAGACTACGATGATTCATCTTTAGAAAAAGATGATACACGTAAAACACGTTTAACTCTAA